GATAGGTCTAAGCTGCCATCTAAGTTCTCAGAATTTGCTATGAATAACGTAAGCAATAGTCGTCAGCCAGTTGTAACGCCTCCGGGCAGAGTTAATCAGTTTGTAGACAATGGAACTGAACATAAAGACAAGATCAACCAAACGCCAGATATTAGCAGAACCGAAAGAACTAGACCTAAATTTTCTAAAGTTGTTCAAGTTTGCACTCGATGTAATAAAGAAGTTGAAATTCATCCAACATTCAAACGTGACTTTTTTGTTTGTGACAAATGCCTAAGACGATAAATAAACTAGAAGATTTAGCATCTGAACGAGCTGTGCTGGCCGGATTGTGCCAGCATGGTCTTGATGCTTATCTAGAAATTGACTACGTTACGTCTGAGACATTTACAGACGCAATGAACCAGTTAATATTTGACTGTGTTTACAAATCAATTTCTGAAAATACAGAGGTTGAATTATCATCTATACTGTCCGTAGCAAATAATATGGGCGTAGAGGAAGTAATCAACACCAAAGAAGAGATTGGATATATTCGATCTCTTTTTAACATGCCAATTGTTAAAGATAATATTGGCATTTACGCATCCAAAATAACAAAGCTAAGAGTGGCTAGAGATTTCCGCAAGATGATGAAGGCTTGTGATTCTGAGCTTAGTTCAGTTACAGGCGATGAAGATATCATGGATATTATTTCGCGTGTTGAGAACCGTATTCTGGAAGCCACAGGAGATATTTACCAGTCGGGCAACAAAAAGACAGAGACCATTGGAGAAGGTCTTGACGAATATCTAGACTTCTTAGAAAATAATGTTTCAGATTATATTGGGATACCTTCTGGATTTAGCGATTACGACCGAGCTATCGGAGGCGGCTTTAGAAGAAAGTGTGTTGATTTGGTAGGGGCGAGGCCAAAAGTTGGTAAGTCTATGTATGGGGACGCTGTTGGACTTTATGTTGCTGGAGAAGAAAATGTTCCAGTATTAATGCTTGACACAGAAATGTCAAAAGAAGATCATTACCATAGAATGTTGGCCAATATTTCTGGTGTTGAAATTAACAGAATTGCGAGTGGCAGATTTACCGAAAGTGAGATTGATAAAGAAAAGGTACACAAAGCCGCAGAGAAATTAAAATCAATTCCATACCACTATATTAGCATTGCTGGTGAATCGTTTGAAAATATTTTAAGCCAGATGAGAAAATGGATTTATCAACATGTTGGATTTGATGAGCATGGTAGAACCAATGACTGTCTGATTATTTATGATTACTTGAAGTTGATGGGCAGCGAAGGCATTAGCGCATCTATGCAAGAATATCAGGTCTTAGGCTTTCAAATTACGCAGCTGCATAACTTTACTGTTAAATATGATGTCGCATGTCTAGCTTTTGTACAATTAAACAGAGATGGGACTACGACCGAAACAACCACAGTTGTTTCTGGTTCTGACAGGCTTATTTGGCTATGTACAAGTTTTTCTATTTTCAAGATGAAATCGCCCGAAGAGATAGCTGCCGATGGAGAGAGCAATGGCAACAGAAAATTAGTTCCGGTTGTAGCGCGTCACGGGGAGGGTCTTGATGATGGTGACTACATTAGTATGGTAATGCATGGTAGGTTTGGCAGAATCGAGCAAGGTTTAACAAGAAACGAGATTCATGAGAATGAAAGATCGCGGGAAGAAGGGTTCGAGACAGATGATGTCGAGTCAGAAGATATCTTCGATATCTAATGAACTACTTCTACACATCGAAAAAGTTTTAACTCACTTCGATATAAATTACGTTGAATTTCCAAATAGGCTTGCCTTTCCATGTCCAGTTCATGGTGGCGATAGTCCTGAAGGATGTTGTATTTTTACTGATGGGACAACCAAGCAGGGCAATTGGACTTGCTGGACGCAAGGATGTCAAGAAGAATACATTGACAGTTTGTTTGGATTCGTTCGAGGATGTTTATCTTACCACGCAGACAGAAAAGTTTCGATGCAAGAGACAGTTGACTTTTGTCTAGATATAATCGGAAAAGATTTTGACGAAATCAAAGAAGCTCCCAAAAAGAAATTTAAAACGTTAGATGTTTTTAATCGTCGTATTGAAAGAGAGGAAGGGGTAATATCGAGATCTGATCTACGGGGAAAACTAAATATACCTGCTCAATATTATTTAGGAAGAAATTATAGCCAACTTGTTCTTGAAGCTTTCGACGTAGGCGAATGCACGACTGGCAATCAGCCAATGTCTGGCCGCGTAGTAGTGCCTGTTTACGATGAAGATTATAACTATGTTGGCTGCGTTGGTCGCGCAATTAAAGAACATCTAAAACCTAAATGGCTACACAGTCAAGGTTTCAAAAAAAATGTTTTATATGGGCTAAACCTCGCAAAAGAAGAGATAATGAATACAGGAAGCGTCGTCTTAGTCGAAGGACAGGGAGATGTTTGGAGGCTCCACGAAGCTGGCATCGCTAATGCCGTTGGCATTTTTGGGTGCAGTTTGAATGAAGACCAGCTAATATTATTGGAGCAAAGTGGCGCGATGAACGTAGTCATACTTACTGATTATGATGATGCGGGAAATGGCGCTGCTGAGCAAATCGTAAAAACCTGCGGACGGCGATTTAATTATATTCGTCCAGAAATGATTGAAGGTGTCAAAGACGTGGGTGATTTAACAGTTCAACAAATAAGAGAATTTCTATATCCACAGCTAAAAGGATTTATAAATGAAAACTAAGGTCATCGCCTTCGCTGGCGGTAAAGGATGCGGCAAAACAACAAGCATGAATTTTCTGCATGGATACCAAATGCGCGCCCATCGCATCATTGAAAACTTTGGGGTGTCCAATCGAGGTCAGCTCATCATCAAGACAGATGTTGAGACAGAAAGCGGCAAAATAGAGGTCGCAGACACTTATATGGACATCAATAGAAAAGATGTAGAATTTATCGAATGGGCTATGTATAATATGTGGCCGTTCGTTAAAAAATACTCTTTTGCAGACCCTCTGAAAGAGATGGCTGTTGGTTTATTCGGCCTTAAAAATGAGCAGGTTTACGGAAGTTTAGAACATAAGAAGCAAGTAGTTCCTCATCTAAGATGGGAAAACATGCCGGGGATTTTGACTCATGAGGTTGCTGAAGAAGAATGGGGGTATTTGCGTCTGAATTATGATAGTAAGGCAATGCAAAAAGAATTTTCTAAAATAAATCTAACATATCATACCGCAGGCCCAATGACCGTTCGCGACTTCCTACAACATTTCGGCACAGATATTTGCCGCAAAATTCACCCAAATATTTGGGTCGATAGATGTCTGCAAGACATTCAGCTAGAGCAGCCACTACTCGCAGTAATAGATGATTGTAGATTTCCTAACGAAGTTGAAGCTATTCAGGAAATAGGCGGCAAGGTTATCGGACTTACTCGCTCTACTGAAGGGGTAGATCATCATTCCAGCGAACAGGAAATAAAAAAGAGCTGGGACAAAATAGATCATGTTATCGACAACCAAGATATGACAATACATGAAACGTGCGCAGCTATTATAGAAGCAATTGAAGGCTTTGGATGGTTGCAGGAAGAAATTGTTGCGGACTCAAAGAACACTAGAAAAAAGAAAATCCATAAAATTAAGGAAGACTAATGATAGTAACCTATATTCGTAGCTCCAGCTACAATAATTATGAGTATTGTCAAATGCAATACTTTATCACTTATGTTTTAGGTCATCAAAGCTTATCTGGTAAAAAGGCTCAGCTAGGCACAGTTGTCCACAAAGTCATGGAGGTTCTTGCCGCCTGCACCAAAAAACTGCAAGAAAATGCAGACAGTAAAAGCTTGTATATCAATGACGACGCTGTGGGCAAGGTAAATTTTACTCCAAGATCTTTGACTACAAAAAAATTCGTTGCCAAAGTTTTAGATCTGAGTTATAAGCATTACACAGAAAATTGTCATCACTCCTACAAGCCTGCTGATTTTAGGTTCTGTGAGGAGCAGGTCAAGACTGCACTAGAATTTAACGAGGGACAGTTCGATCCTCGGAATAGAAATATCGTAGATACCGAGCCGCAATTTGATATTCCTATTGAAGAAGATTGGGCCAAATTTAAGTATAAAATGCCTAATGGAAAAATGATGGAAGGTCAGCTTGCAATCAAGGGAACAATCGACTTAGTTACTCAGGTTGACGACGGTGTGATCGAAGTTGTGGATTGGAAGACTGGGCGCAGGTTGAATTGGGCGACGGGTGAAGAAAAAACTTATGAGAAATTACTTGAAGATCCGCAACTTCTATTGTATAATTATGCTATCTCTAAACTTTATCCTCAATATGAACAAGCAATCATGACGATATTTTACATTAGGGATGGCGGTCCTTTCAGTATGTGTTTTGACCAGTCGGATCAGGTTAAGTTTTTAGAAATGTTGAAAAATAGATTCGGACAAATTCAGCACAATGAATATCCGCGACCATGCAGCGCTAAGCGCTCGCATTTTAAGTGTACTAAGCTGTGTCATTTTTACAAAAATAATTGGCCCGGAACAAATCAACCTATGTGTAATTATGTTGAAGACCATCTCAAGGCATTTGGTCACGATGAAACTGTAGAAAAGTGTACAAGAGACGGATTTAATATTGGATACTATGAGGCTCCGGGATAATGATTGAAGTACAAATTACAGAAGGGATGAAAAAGCGAGCATGGCGAAAAGCCCGAGAAATGGGGGTTATTAACAATTCCATTATGAAGGGTGATGGAAATATTGCAGGATTTTTAGGAGAAGAGGTTGCAAATTATGTTTTGTGTGGTATAATCAATAACACATACGATTATGATATTGTTACTGGAAACCTTTGTGGAAATAGCCAACAGGTTACTTGGGACGTAAAAACCAAACGTTGCACTAGCCCGCCAAAGCCTTACTATGATTGTTCAGTTGCAAACTACAATACCAAGCAAAAATGCGACAACTATGTCTTTGTCAGGATTGAGAATAAGAATGGGCGATGGGGCCGAGCTTGGGTGCTTGGCTGGTTGCCTCGCGATGAATATTACAAAAAGGCAAGAAAGCTAACCAAAGGCGAAATCGACCCTTCTAACGGTTTTGTTGTTAGGGCTGACTGTCACAATGTTGCGATTAAAGATTTGAACAAACCTTGAGAAATAAAATGTGGAATCCTATAAATTGTAAAACGCACTTCAGTCTACAGACTGCATTTTGCAAAACTGATAAACTAGCACAAAGATGCAAGGAATATGGCTATACTGCCTGTGGTATTGCTGACTTTGAAAGTGTTTCTGGTGCTGTAGAATTTAGTGCAGACTGTAAAAAGCATGGTATCAAGCCAATCATTGGTTGTGAGTTTGATGGTTATATTTTATATGCTAAGAATAAAAATGGATGGTTTGATTTAGTTCGATATGTTTCCAATAAAAATCTAGACGTTCTGAAACAAGTTGCTAAAGCTGGAAATGTTATCTGTGTTACAAAAGAAAAGAATGGATTTGCCAAGCTATTTAAGCATAATCATTATCAGTTAGACTATGAAAATCAAGCGATCTACTATGTTGATCAAAGTGACGCTGATTGTCATAGGGTCATGCTGTGTAGTAAGCTAAAAACTACGCTTAAAAAAATCAAGAACATAGAACACGACTACGAACAGTTTTTTAATGGTGATGACAAGTGGTTTTTGCCTAAGCTAACTGGCAAAACTGCTGGATTTGACATCGCTGATAAATGTGAAGATTACGATCTTGCCGGACCTCCGCTCCTGCCCACGTTTGAATGTCCAGAAGGATACAATGAGGATGAATATCTAACTCAACTATGTAGAGATGGCTGGGCTAGATTGCTGATTCCTTCAGGCAAGGTTAAAGACAAAGAATACAAAGAAATCTATGCAGATAGAGTAAAACATGAGCTTAAAGTTATTTTTAAAGCTCAACTGTCTGGATATTTTTTGATTGTTCAGGACATTATTAGATGGGTGCGCGAGCAAGGCTGGCTTGCGGGTCCGGGTCGAGGCTCAGCCGCAGGATGTTTAGTGTCGTATCTACTAGGCATCACAGAAGTAGATCCTATAGAATACGACCTTATTTTCGAGCGATTCTACAACGAAGGTAGAAACACTGAGGGCAACGTAGCGATCCCCGATATTGACATGGATGTTCCAGCAGAACGTAGGGACGAAGTTATTGATTATATCAAACAAAAATACGGGGCAAATAAAGTGGCTCAGATGATTACGTTTGGGCGATTGCAAGGACGCGCGGCACTAAAAGAAGTATTAAGAATCAATGAAAGCGTGTCATTTGCAGAAATGAATGCGATAACAGATTGTATGATTGACGAATCTAAAATTTCTGACCAATTAGAGATGATGGAAGACAAGTCTGTAATTCGTTGGAACTTGGAAAACAAGGCAGACGATCTTAAAAATTATTGTTACTATAATGATAAAGGGGAATTAGAAGGTCCGCTTGCAAATATTTTTGAACAAGCAATTAATATTGAAGGAACTAACAAGTCGCAAGGAAAGCATCCTGCCGGTGTTATTATTTCAAGTGTAAATTTGGCCGATGTTTGTCCTATGACTGAAGATAAAGATGGCAATCCTGTAGTGGCGTTTGAAATGAACGCACTAGAGTTTCAAGGACATATCAAATTTGATGTTCTCGGGATTGCATTATTAAGTAAAGTAATGGAGGTGTGTAATGCTTAACACAACGGCGGACTACAAGTCTGTGATTTTTTCTGGATGTTCGATTGAGTCCAGAGGGGTTTCGGTTTGCAATTTAGAAGATTTTATGATGGGGCAGTTTGTCCCACGGGCTAAATATCAGGTTTGGTCTGATCGTCACAAGTTTTACAGACTTTATCACAACATTGATGATGCTGTAGAGAAGTTTATTGAATTAAGGAGAAAGCGATGAATTATCGAGATATTATTGTATTTGACTTTGAGACAACGGGGCGCAATCCTTACAAGTGTCAGCCCACGCAAATTGCTGCTGTGGCTATTCATGCTAGAAAATTAACCCTGCAACCGGGAGGTGTGTTTGAAAGTAAGATTCGTTGCATTACTGACGAAGAAAAGTGTATCGCCGCAGGATTCGATCCGGTTGAAGATGAGGCGTTAGAAGTAACAAGAAAGACTAGGGCAGAAATTGCTACTGGCCCAATGCCTAAAACGGTTTGGAAAAAGTTTGGGCAGTTTTGTGATAAGTTTAATTTCAAAGGAACTAACTGGACAGCCCCAGTTGCTGCTGGCTGGAATATCAATAGTTATGATATGCCAATTGTAAACCGAATGTGTAAAGCTTTTGGCCCTTGGGACGACAAGCGAGAAGAACAAAAACTATTCAATCCTATTTTTACAATGGACGTAATGCAGCACGTCTACTGCTGGTTCGA